GAGCAGATCCATCAATTGCTGGTAACGCTCCTGTTAATTGCCCAGCTGGTAAGCTCGTTAAAGATGCACCNGAACCACTAAATGTGGTAGCAGTTGCTGTACCACTTATAGTTGCGGAGTCAGCATTGATTGTTCCAACAACTGTCGAACCATATAGAGTCGTTTCAAATTTCTTGGCTCCATTGTAATTTAATTCTATTTGAGCACTTGCCGTAGCATCAATCCATCTATTTGAAGCAAGATCTTCAGCAATGAATCGTGAAGCCTGTAAAAATAGTGCACCTGTTCCATCATCTCTAATAAAACTGTTTGCCGCGTTGTGAAAAATCTGTAAATCNTCACCGGCGCCAAATGTAGCTTTGGCATTATCCCCAAACTCTAATTGATTTTGTGATTTATCCCAAACTACGTTATAACTTGCCCCTGTTAAAGTCACATCGTCTGTGAAAGCAAAAGCACCATCATCTGTTTCATAAATTTTTGTTACATTATATTGAGTGAAGCCAGTAGTAACAGAGGTAACTTCACTATCTTCAACTGTATTGACAGTTATATTATCTAAATCAGATTCATTCCTAGATATGATTTCTAAATCTGCATTGAGTCTGCCAAAAATTTGTGCATTAATTTCTATGACTAGTTTTAAAGAAGCTGTGGTTGTTTCCTTGACCCACAATCTAGGGGTTAGATATTCTGTTGTGCCAGTGATTGTAGATATATATGTACCTGAGTAAGACAAATCAGGAAGAGTATTAGAACGTAACGCTATGTTTATATCTAGAGTATGTACAGCAGACCCACTTGTAGCCATTATTCTTCCTATAATAGAATAATTCTGTGAATTACCAGAAGGTGTTATAGAAAGTATTTCTTGAAATTCATTGTCTACAAGATAGTCAGCTCCCCCACTAAAATCAGTAGATATTCTTTTAACGTGGGCATCATTAAACCTATGGGCATCAGCTTCTAAAGTGCCTGTGACTTTTGCACCTGTGCTGGTCGTTTCAAACTTCTTACTGTTATCATAGTATAAATCAACTGAGCCATTATCAAAAATTTCCATATGTTTTTCAGAGCCAGTTTGATCTCTAAACAAATGACCTTGGGCTTGATACACTATTCTACCAGTATTGGTGTCGATAACCATATCTCCGCCATTATGGTAGATTTCAGCATCAGATCCAGTACCAAAGATCGCTTTAACATTATCATTGAATGTTAAGTTCCCAGATGTCTTTGTATCAGCAGCATCACTACGTAAGAAGGATGTACTATTGATTCCATCTAAAGTACCAGCATCGTTTGCAGATGCAATAACTGGGAGTCTAGCAGAATCAATTGTTCCAGTTAGTAATGACGATGGAACTGCAGTAACTTCGATATCAATATCACCTGTGCCATCAAAGTTTACACCAGTTGCTGTCACTCCTGTTACATCTATATTTCTTGCAGTAGCTAGTGAAGTTGCTGTTGCAGCATTACCAGTAACGTTACCTAATAAACTGCCTTCAAATCTAGTCGCGACTAATATTCCAAGCGCTGAATCCGTAACATTAATTGTTCCGGTAGGTGTAGAGTCGTACTCATCTATTATTTTCCACTTCTCATCAGATACATCAAAATAGAATCCCATATGAGTATAGCCAACTCCAGATGTACCGGTGTTTCTATTTGTAAAGAATCCAGTATCAACATTAATAGGTGCCGCTGTACCAGACCAACGATCAGATGAATCGTGACCTGTAGTTGATGCAAATTCTACACTTATATTATCCGTAGAATGAATAAGTTGTGGATTTCCTGTAATGGCTGTCTTTGTTAGAATTGGCGAAGCAAAGTTACTATCATTACCGAGAGCAACTTCAAATGTATCAACGCCTCCCGCTCCAGTACCTACTCCATCAATTCTGACATAATATGTTTGAGAAGAAGGACCTTTAAAATGTCCAGCAAAGAAAGCATCATCAAGACCACTACCAGTAAATATAGTATTTGCTTCACCGATCGCATCACCTTCATTCAATCTGTAGAAAGGTGCACCTTGTGTTACATTTGATTGGCCAACAGTTGTCTGCGTACCCAAGACTGTAAGGTTACCATCAACTTGTAAATCAGTACCAATATGAGCTGATGTTCTTACGCGGAAAGAATTAACTGAGTGATTCTGTTGGTTAACGAGGAGTACACCATTACTTGAATCCGAGTTAACAACCCATCCCAAACACATCGGGAAGTTTGGATAAAGTGGTGAAGCATTTTGTATTAATCCAGGACCAAGACCAACAAAGAAGTTTGTACCAGCATTCAGTGCTGACGTATTTAATCCATCGAGCTGGCCAGCAATAATACAATAACCATAAGAGTTATTTGCAATATCTGATGCGGCAAGACCTTGAGCATTGTAAGCATTAACATCGGTTGCGTCTGCAAGACCGACTGTTGGTACATCAATTGATCCAGCTATATAGTTACCACTAAAGTAAAGTGGTTTACCTTTTTGAATTGTTGATCCAGTATTATTGAAAACTCTTTGATGTTCTTCAAGTCCTATTTCATGAATAACANCTGAATCATCACTATAGAAATTAAGTGTTTTATGAATNTCATCATACCATAACAATCCTTCTTGATATGGTAAGTGAGCCGAATTAATATCAAAACGTACTGCATTGACATGAGCAGAATCTGAGTGCATAGAGCCCAATACATGGACACCAGAATCTGTGGTTTCAAACTTTTCGCTGTTATCATGATATAAACCAATTTTGCCATTGCTAAATGTTCTTATATAATATTCACCAGATGCATTTTCTAGTCGAATATTATTACCTTTTAAAACAAGATCGCCTGGGCCAACATCTGAAATGAAAGAATTTGGTCCATCGTGATAAATTTCTAGATCATTGTCGGTTCCAAAAATAAGTTTACCATCATCTGGAAGATTTATATTACCAAATGTAACACTGTCGGTTGTACCAACTGACTGTCCAATTGATATAACACCAGTTGAAGAATCATATGTAACGCCAGTGCCGGCAACCATATGTGCTCGAGCTTCTGTTGCACTTGGTCCTGTATATGTAAGGACCCCAGTTCCACTATTATAAGAGAAGCTACCATCCCCACCAGCATCAGTTGCAGATAAATGGGCTCGTACCTCTGCTGCACTCGGACCAGTAACTGAAATAACTCCAGTTGCTGGTGTATAACTTGCAGCACCATCACCACCAGTAAATGTAAGACTAATTGCATTCTTTGCATCAGAGTCTGCACGTGCAGTTGTATAGTAAAGATTATTTCCTTCACTTAGATTAGTGGTCGATTTAGTTGTTAATCTAACGTCAAAATCAGAATCTGCGCGAGTAGTGGTATAATATAAATTATTTCCTTCACTTAAATTAGTAGTGCTAAATGGATTTAAATTAATCGAATCAGTAAATGAGCCACCGTCTGCGGTTGAAATAGTTATAGCGCCATTTGATGAGTCATATACTAGATTTGTAACACCAGCAACTGCGACAGATCCTGCTGAATCTAATTGTCCTTTGGCATTGACAGTAAAGACAGGTATTTGAGAAGCAGAACCATAAGTTGCTGCAGTTACACCTGTATTGGTGATACTAATAGTATCAGTAGAGGAATCGTATGTAATTCCTGTTCCACCATCAAGCGCCGCACCGAGATCCGAATCAAAGTTTGCTTTTGTATAAACTTGTTCTACATCGAAACTAAAGACACCTGTTGAGGGATCGTAAGATAAATCTCCAGATGCTGAAACTGCGTTCTTTGCATCACTGTCTGCTCGAGCAGTTGTATAGTAAAGGTTTGTGCCTTCACCAAGTCCTGATGTATTAAACGCCTGAAGATCGATGGTGTCTAAAAACGTATTACCATCTACGGTTGAAATACTAAATTCACCACTTGAAGAATTATATGAAACGCTACTTACTCCTGCATTTGCAGCCGTTCCAATTGAATCGATTTGGCCTTTCTCATTCACAGATAATGTCGGTATTAGACTGGATGACCCATAACTCCCAGCGAGTACCCCAGTGCTTGTAATACTGATTGTATCAGTAGAAGAATCATATGTAATACCAGTACCGCCATCAAGAGCCGCACCGAGATCTGAATCAAAATTTGCCTTTGTATAAACTGTTTCAACATTAATAGCGAATACACCAGTATTAACATTATAGGATAAATCACCAGCTGCACCAAAAAACTTACGAATTTGAGGTATGGATCCTCTTAGGTTCAAAGGCTTTGGCGCTCGTGTTACAGGATCTACTACACCAAGACCACCAGCGCTATCTCTTAGTCTTAGTGAACCAAGTACAATAGTATCACCACTTAAATATAGATCTTTAAATTTTTTGGTAGGAGATCCTATATCAGAGGAGCTATCTGCAGTTGGAAGAATATCCCCACTAACATTCAAATTTACTAATGTTGCACTATCTGTGTTTATAAATTTTTGTGATGAAGAATCATAAGTGATAATTTGATTCTGACTTATACCAGTAATTGTGGTATCTTCTAAGCCTGTAAGTACCGAAGATGCTTCAATTACACTTCGAACCGGAGTGCCGAGCACAACCTTTTTAACAAATGTTGTTTGGCCTGTAGAGGTTAATCGGACTTTACTCCGAACGTTAACTTTAATGCTGCTCATATCCTACCTTACTTTGTTACCGAAGGAGTGACTTGGATACGACCCTCTAAAACCCTTTCAACAATTGTAGCACTAGCACTATCCACAAAGGATAGTTCTACATCATAAACATATTTTCCAATTTTCAATGCATTTGTCTGGGTATTAGTTAAGCTCATCGATGCAACACCAGTTGTTGGACTTGATACCAAAGTAGTAAAAGCTGTTGTATCTGAGCTGTCACTGTTGTAATTCTTTTTCATCTTTGCTGTAACGGTATGACCAGTTAAATTTTTAACTGCATCATTTTTGTCTACAAGATGAAGTTCGATTGTTACATCAGCACCTTGATCAATAGTAAATTCTTCATATTGGGCCATGAATACCTTCCGTGATTCTTTGTCGGACGTTATAACGCCCCTGCCTAGTTTATACTATTTATAGAAATTTAGATATATACTCTTATGAATATTATATTATTAAAACATGGAACAAAATATTCCGCTGCAGATGTGAACAGTCAAGCATTATCTCTTCAAAAATATACCAATGAAAAGATATATTGTTTTACAGAAGATCCAACAGATGTTATAATAGATTGTATTGAGATTCCCCGTAAACCAAAACTAGCAAAATGGTGGAATAAAATGAATTTATTTAGAGACGATTTTCCTTTATCTGGTGAATGTGTATTGTTTGATTTGGATATAGAAATACAGGAAAACCCATTTGTCTATATTGAAAAGACAGACTGGAATTATCCTACTTTTATTCGTCGTAAATCTAAAATTAAAAAATACTTCAAAGAACATTCTTATGATACCGAGTTGAACAGTTCGATTCTTGCTTGGACTTCACATCACGATACTTACATATGGGATATATTTGCAAAAAATATAGACTATCATACCCGTAAATACAAAGGAATAGATAGATTCTTTTGGCACGAAAAAATAGAATGGAGACAATTTGATTATGGAATATCTCACACCATCGATCTACCGGAAGATACTTGATACAATTTCTTACATTTACTACCATTCAGCAAGAGATCCCGATTGGGATTTATTTAGATTTAAAGACGTTCTGGATTCCTTTAATGAAGCTCAATTCACAAACAAGACTTGGGCAGTAGAAGAACTAAATAAATTTATTACGGATGAGTACGAAGAATGCTATATTATCGGGGGTTGGCACGGATTGTTTTCACATATACTCGCAGAGTCTGGATTTAATAAAAGGATAATAAACATTGAGTTGGATCCAGTTTGTAATATAATTGCAAAACAATTAAAGATACACGAAAATATACGATTTAAAGATGATGATGGCATTGATCTCTTTCCAAAATTTAATCATGGTAATAAAATAGTCGTTTGTACCGCATGTGAACATATTGACAATGAAGAATTAGAATTCATAATACGTCAGAAAGAACCTGGAATGTTAATGTGTTTACAATCGAATAATTACTACGAGGTTACCAGTCATATTAACTGTAAAGATACTCTAGAAGACTTTGTTGAAAGCCTACCTCTAAAACAAATACTGTATGCGGGCGAGAGAAGAAATAAAAATAAGTATGATAGGTTTATGGTGATTGGTAAATGAGAAGAGCAATATTTAGTCTTTACATAGACATACCAGAAGATCAATTAGATAAACAACCTCCGTATCCTGGAGATGATATATCAAAAACGATAAGGACTAAAGAGCTACTNGCTAGCAACTATGAATTTTTAAAACAAAGACAGGAAAGNTATGCAGAACGCTGTGGCGTAGATTATTTTTTATTTGAATATGATGATCAGTATAATGAATATGAATTTTATTTTAAAACGAAATATCCTTTTATTACTGCATACAACATTGTTAATTTCTACAAGATACAAAAGTTATATGATCTAGCAAAAACCTACGATGAAATACTATACCTAGATTTTGATGTAATTCCCGCATCGGCTAATAATTTTTTCGAATGTGTAGATCTATCAGAAGGTATAGCAATTTCTGATAATTTTGATGATCAAAGGTATTTGGATAGTAGAAATTTTAAATTAGATCATTTACTGCGTAAAAGCATATCTATGGCTCAAATAGATAAAACGCCTTCTAACAGATCTCCCCATGCAAAATATTGGAACACATTAGCACTGAATACTCTTAATTGTGGGGATTCTTCGGCGCATTCTTTTAATACTGGTATTATCGGTTGTACATCAAAACAACTAGACCAGTTAGCTTATTGGGAGGATTTCGACGATTTGATTATACAAATGGATGATCTAATTAACGATGATCTTTTTCCTGATTATGTTCGTAAGTGTTTTGGTTATGACAATGAAACGATATGGGGACACAAGGTAATGCTAAATGATGTGAATACCCAAGAACTTCACAATCATTGGCATTTCAGATTATGGAAACACGAAGACATACCTGATTATGTTAATTTAATACATGTAATTGATAAAAGGTTTAATTTTGTAAAGGAATGGTTGATTGAGCATGAAAAGATTAATCTATAGCTTATATAAAGAGGATGTTGATGAGCACCAGTCTTGTGGGGATTATAAGAGAGGCCAGTTCAAAAAATACAAAGATCAACTAGAGGAAGCGCAAAGAAAATATGCCCATACATGTGGCGCTGAATATCAGTTAATTGATCCAACTAATACAAATTATAATAAGATCCAATTAGAAAAACTATTCCTGTTAGAGGATTTTTGCAAATACTATGACGAGGTTCTTTATTTGGATTTTGATGTTGTACCTATTACCAATCAGTCTTTTTTTGAAACGTTTGATTTAAATTTTCTATGCTTTCATGAAGTTGTAAGAACTATGGCAGTAGTTCAATATGAAGATCAAAGGGATAAAATATTCTATAAGAAATTTGCAAACATTATGAAATGGTATACTGCCATGACACCTTTTACTAAAATGGCTGCAAAAAATGCCATGCTTATGTTAGACAATATTATTGGAAAGGAAACGATAATTAATACAGGCGTTGTTGCGGGAAACAAACAGAGCATTGGTCTTTTGAAATTAAAAGATAGAATCAATATGATAGATGAAAAACTTGAAGAGGCACGGGAGGATAATATCTATCCGAGTAATATATCAGAAATGTTTTTCCAAAATAATGAAACATATATGAGTTATTTAGTTGAAAGGTTTAGCTTACCCTACCAAGAAATAGGAACACAGTGGAATTATGTACTTTATGATGAAAGCGATTCACCAAATAGTAATAATCACTTCTTACATTATATATCTAAGGATTTTCACTGTTGCTTTGATCCTCAGTAGTTTCCTTTAAGGATCTTTCATGTATCTGTATTGCTATTTTTAAAGACTCTATAACATCTTTAGCTTTTCTCAATTTAGATTTTAAAGATTTATTTTTGGACTCTTTAATTGATGGTATATTTTCAAATAATTTTAATTTAAAAAGAAATAGTCTTTCTTTTTCTATTTCTGAATCCCATCCCCCGAATATAAAATTAGCTAGGTCACTGTAAAATTCAGGATTCAATTCACCGTTATAAAGTAATCCTTCTTTCTTTGCTAGGTCTAATACATATGTTTCATAGCCCTTACGATATTCACGTTCGTAATTAACAGTATATTCATATATGTCATCAATTGTTGTATGGTTAAGAAGCTCTTCATATTGTCGATTATTATCTTTTGCTTCCATGTATTGGTTGCGGACAGTTTCTTTATCGGTATCGTCTAACCACTCGGCTAATATAGTAGTTCTAGCATTATTTAAGAAACGGGCGTTTAATAAGGTATGTCCTTGCATTTTTATTTCCTATAGATTTTCAAAGTATAAGTGGTTTCAATTTCAGGAGATCCTGTCGGTAAATTTTGTGATCTGTAGGCGTCTGCCCCATCTTGATCGTTTATTCTAACACTAGCATCAAGCGTTGTATCTACTATTGCATCTCCCCGTGTTTGTGGCGTACTTACATTATCAGTAATGGCTTGTGCATCTACTCCAGCTGCTTCAAAATTATAATGTAGTATATAATTACTTCTAGATGCTGTAGAATAGAAAAGTAAATTTTCTAATAAAGTATCAAATGCCGCTGTTGAATATGTTACTAAATCTTCATCTGTGTTTGTTTGTAACGGTAATTGAATACTTGGTGTACCGTAAGATGTGCCCTGATCGGTTCTCCAAAGATAATAATTTTGTATCGTAAGTGGCTGATCTACATCTGACAATGGTAATATTTCTTGTGAAGATGTTCCTGTCGCTCCTCCGTGGACACCAGCTGCATTAAATCTTTGATCGGTAAAGATTGGATTAGCATTTACAATTGTATGGTTAGAAAGACCAGAAGAACTTGTTGATACTCTATATGTCCCGTCACGATCGTTACCATCTACAAGTAAATCAATTGCATCATTAATAAATGTATCGTACATATCATCTCTTGACATGGAACGAAAAACATTTGTACTTTCTTGGTAAAGGGGAAATGCGATATTATTCGTGTCAGCAGGTTCACTTGGAGAACCATCAGTTTGAGACAATGCTACATAATCATATGTAGTAGATGCCCCGCCATCGTTAATTGCAGCAGGAGTAGGAAAAGAAGCGCCACCAGTTGCTAAAGCGCCAGCGGTATCACGAGTATCAAGCATCCTACGAATGCCAGCACCTGCATTACCTGCATCATATGTAAGATTGACTGGCCTACCAGATCCTCCAAAAAGATAAACGCATCTTTGTTTAATTGCAGTTATTTGGGCTGACGTCATACTTCGGACAGCTGAGCCATCCCAGTATACAGGTTTCCTTACGGCCATTATAAAGTTCCATCAGTATTACTTGTAGATAAAAGATAACCAGCAAGAACTACCGTTCCTGTAGAATCTTTAATTGATAAAGGTTTGGCATGTTGAAATATAACTGAATCAAGTCTAATTTTTGCAAAATCGGCAGAATCAACAGATATATTTGTTGATGCTAAATTAGTAATTGTGGCAGAATCGAATAAAGCGGAATCTGCTATAAAGTTGCCAGAGACTGCTAAATGGGTGATTGAAGCTGAATCGATGTTTGCTGAGTCTGCATGAAATCCATGAACATCTAATACATTACCTGAGCTATTAAAAAATGTTTCAACTTGTGCAGCTATTTCTGCTCCAGTATCAATAGCTGCTACTTTTGTATTAATTTCATTAATTGCTGCAACCAAACTACTTGTTGTGGTTGTTCCAAGTGTTGCTTTATCACCTAGATCTGAAGCGATAGTATTTGATTTCGTCACCAGTGTTGAAATAGGATCTGATAGATTAATTACTGTAACTGCCATTATAGCCTCTCCGCTATTTTATTGAGTAAAGATTTAATTTCAATTATGTCAGATTTTAATGTATCAACATCTTCTTTCATGGAATTAAGTTCTTTTTCTTTTTCTTTTCTTATTCTCTTACGTTCAATTGCTAGCAAGGTTTCTTTTTTATTTATATTTACAACTACGCCTGTTTGTCTATCACGAACTAGATCTTTATGACCTTCTACTTTTAAATAATTTACCATTACGTACTCATTGCAATAACTCTTAGGCTCTGGAATGTAGGAGCTTTTGATATCTTTGAAGATCTCATAACTATCTTTAATTGAAATTTAGTAAATGGTATTAAGTCGCCGCCTAGACCACCAATAAGATATTCATAGTCACGGAATATTTCAGGATCAACATCAAAAGGATTATTTGTTTCTTCAGCTTGTAATATGAATGGCTGATCGGTAATAACTTCATCATTTGTTGCTGTTCGGAAATATACTTCAAAATCGGTATCACTTGGCCTATTAGCAGCAAGGAAAACTTTTAAACCAACGGCATCTTCTGCCAAGGTAATTGTTTTGGTAATATGTTTTGCAGCTGCTGATCCGCTTGAAGGATTCGTTTCGGCAACAAAAGAAATCGGTTTATTAAAGCCAGTTGCGGTAGCAGCTGCCTGTTTATCGATTTGATAACAAATCCCGGTCAGTGATGATCTTTGTAGATCAATAACAGGCGATACATTAGAATCCCCTGTACCAAGACTAAGTTGTACGTTTGCACTTCCATTTGAAATACCAGCGCTATCGTTGTTGCTTGTACTTAATACAACAAATGGTGTTTCAGATTCATTGCCAGTATTCAATGCCAAAAATCCATAATCTGCATCTTTAGAATATTTACTTGTAGAGGAAGTATTACCGTAATTCGTATCGCTGAAACTTTTTGTAACAGTACCTCTGAACCCTGCGCTAAGCCCTGTTGAATTTGGTATTAATGTTTCTACTTTTGGATATAGTACACTGAAAGGTATATTTTTATCACATAAGACATTACTACCACCACCAGAACCTGATGATGTTGCAGCAGTACCTACATTGATTTTAAATCCTGTATAATCAACTGAACTATCCAATATTCTTTGTAAGCCTGTTATATTAGTACTATCTAATCCCCCAACTGAAGAAGCACCATTGATAGAAATATTGACAAAATCATTTGGCTGAAACCCGTGGTTTGGATGATTAATTGTAATAATAGGTGATCCAGAGTCAGTAGTGATTGGATCCGATCCAAGTAGTCTTTGCGGAACTGCTGTATTTTTTAAGGTAATTGTTCCGGTAGTATGTTTGAATCTTGCCTGTTTTAATTTAAAAGAAATATCTGTATCTTGTGCTGCGGTGAACGTAGCGCCATTTTGACTAAAGAATAAACTACCATTTGTTTGTTGTTTGGATATTCTCTCTTCAGTTGATCCGATAACGAATGTATCACCTTGTGCAGCAAAGAGTTTATATTTAGAAGTACTAGTTTGGACGACGAAACAATAATCTCTTAAACCTTCTAAAAAGATTGGTTCATCGAATTCAAAATTAGTGGCAGCTGATGCATCTGTAGAGACATTAATATTGGATGCAGTAACAGTTACTTCAGACCCAGGTATGCTAGTTACTGCTGATGGAAATCCATTTACCATTGATCTTAGTTCTAACTGTACAGGAAGGGTATTAGTAACACCAGCCTGTTGCTGAAAGAATAATTCTATTTTCGTAGCAAATATACCATTTTCTCTACCTACAAAAAATGATTGTGCAAGAGAATATTGATCTACTTCATAATTTTGTGATGTTGTTGTCATTTATATACCTATACTACTTCTAATGATTTGTCTTCTTAAAGCTTTGCTGACCTGACCCGCCGCCTCGTATAAATGTGTAATTGCTAGGCTGAGGTGTTTTCTTTATTTTTTTAGTACTGTATTTATTTCCTTTTGATCCGCTTGAGTTATCATTCTTATTATTACGACTTGTTCTTTGTGCTGGCTTTGGAGGAGGTGCTACCTTTTGTTTCTTAATTGTAAGTACACGTGTTGATTTAATATCTTGCTCTATCGTATCTAGTAATCCTGCTGCAGTGAAAGTACCTACGCCGGTTGATTGTGCAGCGTCTCTATTAAATGCTGTTACATCAAGTAAGTTAAATTCAACCGTACCAGATCGGAAAGTCTGGGCTTTAATGAAGAAGCTACCTTCAATCGTACCATCAGAATCTGAAACAAGTATGCTTGCTGTTTCTGGATGGGCAGTGATATTCTTTTTAGTGTTTCCATAATCAGTTACGTCATCAGCATATCTTACAAAGGTTTCTTCTCTTACAAAAGATGCGACTGGTGAGCGGTCAAAGAATGCAAAGTGTTGGGTATTGGGTCTTAAACCTTTTGCTTGGAAATAGATCTTCTTCTGTCTCATAAACGGTAGTAACACCGTATCAACTACCTTTTCGCCTACAACTTTTCGGACTGTTTCGTCACTTACGACTTTATTGAAAATACTCTTTTTTGTATTCGATGTTCTCGATCCGGTTTTAAGATCTTCAAGATCTTTACCGTTCCAGTTCCACTCATGATTGTTCCAAAGATAAGCTTGCTTTGTATCTAATTCTACACCACCATCAATAACTTTACCTGTTCTGGTTTCAGTATCTCTCCATTCATCTGAACTTGGGGATAGCTTGATAATCGAATTATATTGTGCAAAATCGAAAGGATTCATTATGATAGCTGTGCTTGCCTTTGATGCATCGAGGAATGTAGCACTGTCATAATCAATATAAACATTATCACCCTTTTTAACCATATTAGTAGATGCAGCAGAATCGTATATTAATCGTATATTATCTTCATGAAATGTTGGGTGTAAGAATGAAGCAAAAGGATCAATTGATGCTGCGTAATCAGGATTTCTAGTATCAGCTAGTATTTGTGTTTCGAAGTTTTCTACCACAAATCCTGATCTAGTTCTATTCAATCCGCTGGAATCTAATACCTCAATGTGATTGGTATCTATTTCTAATAATGATAATGTTGTTGCCTCTTCTAATCGATCTATTCTCTTTTCAAGTCTAGCTATATCTTTCATAGTAAATCTTTTGTGATCGATTGGCTGAATAGTTAAGTCAGAATCAGTTAGTGTGTTTGCCCCAAGTATTACGTTATATAATCCCATAGTCCCCACTGGAGCTTCTGGGAATGAAATAGCTGGTGCACCATTATCGCCTTCGATAAATTCTATTTTACCTTCGTTAGTAAGAACTATCTTTCCAGATTGTTGTAAATAGTATTCTGCATCAAATTCAATAAAATCGTTAGGTTGTGGTAATTCATTAATTCTAGAAATACCTCCTACGAAAGTCCCATCTAAAGGATTCTTAACAGGACGGAAGTCTAAAACGTCCGATAGGCTAACTGTTGTTCCATTGTCTAATGTGTGTGTAGGAATATTTTTATATCCACCAAGTGCATCTGAATCGTAAGAATTAAGTGCAAAGAAATTACCAGTAGCGTTATGTGAGAAGTGGTCGAACTTAATAAAAATCTTTCCGGCTGGAAGGGATTGTCCACTCTTGAGAATTAAACGGCCTTCGTCATAGAAATTATCTCTTTGACCATTATCAAATATAAACCTTGAAGAATAATCTTGCAATCCACTCGCTGAATCTTTGACTTCGATTAATCTAAATAGATCAGTTTTATCTGTTCCTAGTGATATTAATCCATTACCGTCTGAGTCTGCTGAATCATTTGAAGATGGTGATATATAAAGCTTCGTGACATTTGTTTCAAGTGTTTTAGTACGTATTGTTCCTGCTGTATTTCTAACGTAATAAGCTGCTTCGTATGTTCCATTTGCAGCAGAGTCAAGAAAGAATTTAGCCTGTGTGGCTCCTGCACCTGGACCGATAGAATCTTCAATTGAACGTAAGCCAGTAAAGAGCGCGCTATCATTTTTAGCAATTACCCAATCACCGGAATTAGTGAAAGTTTCTGACCCACTTAATGTAGTAAGAGAACCAACAGCTTTTGATCCATCAGCTGTTGGACCAACAGAAACATTTCCTTCGAATCTTTGTGTGGTCAAACGGATGTCATCAATATTTGCTGGTCTATCACCTGGCAATGCGAAAAGCAAATTATTATTCTGCGTTTCGTTAAGAACCGCTATACTATTTTCAAGTGTAATATTAAACCAATTATTGGAATCTGATCCAATACTTTTTGCATTTCTAAAGCTTTTATTCGCGTCTAACTTAATATCAAAAAGGTGATATCGATAATTAGCACCATCTTCTGATATTGCTCTGACCCTTGCAGTACCAAGCTTTGCTGTTGAGCCCCCATGGAAATCTGCACTATCCTGAATATCTAATTGTTCAAAAGTACCAATGTTAGGTAAACCATTTGTAGCGCCTTCTGCAGAAGAAACTTTTACGAAGTTTCCAAAAGCAGCTGGTACTACCTGTCCGTCTCTTGAGTATACGTTTGTAGACTTTGATACACGAATAGCAGATGGGCCACGAGATACTCTAAATCCATCAATAACTGCTACGCCATCGCTCATCTTTAATAAGAGATGCGTATTTGCCGAATCCTCTTCAAATTTACCAGTAAACTGTTTAATCAAATAGTCGCCAGAGTTTTCTTTTATTCTTTGTGCAACTATTTGTTGTGGTACGTTGAAAGGATCGGCAGCATTTACAGATCTAACTACACCACCATTTTGTAATTCTGCTAAAAAGATAAAGCTTTCACTTGAAGCAATATCTGATTCATCAATCAATGAAAGTCGTATACGATATCGATCCGCGCCTGGGGCTGATGTATTCAGTACTGCACCTTGATTATCATATAGGCCAGTATCATCTGAAACTGTCACTACATCTTCAATTACTTTAAAGCCAACAGAGCCAGTAAAATTATCAGAAAAATGTGATACAATTAATGATTGGTCTTCTGTAAAAACAAAATTTCCCTTGGCATAGAAAATACCGTTCTGTACATTTATAATAATTCCTGTACCAGTTGCGCCCGAAGATTTAGTAGTAAGTGTAACTGAACCGTTATTAATATTAGTACCATCTGGCATTTTAATGCTAGTAGCACCTGCTGTTGCATTTTGGGTAAAAGTATATCGAACATAAAGTGCTGCATCTGAGCCAGTTTGTGCAGCTGTTTGTACTTGTAACACTTCAACTTTTATTCCATCAGCCGCTTGGCTTTGAAATGTAGTTCCAACGAGTGTTGATGGATCTGCTGGAAGAGCGTTACTACTGGTATCTAGTTTAATAAATTCATATGAATTGTTAACTGTTACCCCACCAGCCTTAACCATAGCACCTTCTTGAAAGATGTTATTGCCCAATCTTTCAATTTGTTTTTGGAGTATAGTTTGTGCTTGTGTTAATTCACGCGCTTGTACAATTTTACCACTATTAAAGAGTATTCTATGATAGTTATCACTATCAACAAAATCGTCTTTATACGTAGTATTAAAAGTAGTACTAGTAAGATTCGTTGCCATATTTTTTTACACCGTTAAAATAACTTTAATATCTTCTTGCTGTGCATCAGCTCTTAGAATTTTTGCTCTTTGATCAATATAGAATAGATCACCTGTATAACTATTTACCGCAGCAGATATATTTGCGCTATCAACTGAGATTGATTGAATACCATCTGATATGGTAGCACCGCTATCAAATACACCAAAGCCTGTACTATCGTTCTGGTGGTAAAAAATACTCGTACCAGATATGTCATCAATAAATGCTTTTTTAGGTGGTGAGGAACCATCACTAATAATTCTACCAATAGTCAAATTAGAAGCGTTTGCTGACTTCATAGATCGGAGTGCTAAGCTAGAAGTTCCAGTAAAGATACCACCAACAACTGAACTATCAGATTGTCTCATGCCTTTAAAAAGACTAATTTGTCTAAATGAATTACCAGTGATAAAAGTATCCGAAACTGTTCCATCTGGTTTAATATTTAGCATAACAGAATTTGCTTTTAAATCATTTCTTGGATCAGCGCCTAATCCAGCTTTTGGGCCAATAACTGCTCTTGCTTTTGCCGGTTTCGATGGTGATCCACCACTAAATAAGACTGAAGCAAAATCGTAACCAGATCCAAGACCAGCACTTTCGTTATTCATTTCAACTTTTACCACTTGTCCGCCTGATAAAGTAGCTGTTGCAGCTGCAGAAGCACCATTACCTCTAAAGGTAATTGTTGGTGCAGAACCATAACCAGCACCAGCAGAATCTAATTCTACTCCAATGATTTGTCCTCCGATTGCGCTATCTTGAACTGCTTTTTGATCTGTCTCAAATGCATTTGATGCAGTCCCTATTTTTTCAACTGGCACAAATCCCGCTGAAAGAAATGAGTTAGCTTTTCCAGCACTCAGACCATACATAAATTTCCATACATAACCGTCAGATAATTCAAATGGTTCTGTTCTGGATGCACCTGCAGGTACTTCTGGTTTGACAGTAGAAGTTTGTGCTACCCCGGAAGCGTTTTTTGCTTGTTTAATAGCTATAAAAATTTCGTTGATATCAGTAATAACATAATAAGAGTTAGTTGGAATACCGACTGAGGCATCGCTCCATGCAGAATATACACTTCCTGATGACCAATTGTATCTTGGTATGACCATGGATGATGCTTCTACTTTTTTAATAGACTGTAAGTTATGCCTTACATCTCTTTCATTTTGATCAGATTGGGTTGGTGTTATTGTTGCGTCTGTAGAACTATAAACATCGGATTTTCCAATACCAATATAATATCTATCTGAATCTGCATTAGCAATGATTTCAGTAAGTAATAAATCTGATTGATGTGTTCTTAAATTATTTGTTACTATCGCTGCCATTTAATTGTCCATTAAGCTATTGTTGTTACACTTTGGTTACCGACTAAGAACCAATTAGATCCATCCCAAATACACGTAGCACCTTCATTTTGAGCTAAAGCAAAACTTGCACCACCAGCAAAATTATCTGGAGTTATTGTTGCAACACCAGCACCCTTATTTGTGAATATCTTATACTCACCAACTGTCGTTCCATTATTCAGACCAACAGCAAGTGCTGTTCCTTTATCACATATAATAAGTGTTGCTGTGTCACTACAATCACCATCTGCAGTAATTGTAGAACTTTCAAATGAAACTTCACCAAGTGTTTTATTTGTAATTGTTTGAGATAAGGTGTCCATAACTAAAGTACCAGAAGCATTTGGTATTCTTACCAAACGATCTGCAGTCGCATTCTCTGCCATTACTCTAGTTTCGTTTCCATCAGCAGTTGCACCTTCAAAAACAATAGAGGAATCTTCTAAAGAAACTTGTGTAGAAAGTGTACTTGCATTGCCACCTAAGAAAGTATATAGTTCTGTAAAATTAGCATTGATCTTAGTTCCGGCCGAACGTAGTGTATCGCCAGTACCATCGTTAGCTGAAGAACCAGTTGAAATATTTTGTCTTGTCATAAAAAACCCTTATTTTCTTATAATGTTATTTATAATCGTTTATATGGCCGAATCGCTTAAATATCGGGTAAACATTACATTATCCATTGTTTCTGTTGCAAGCGAGAAGTCAGGAGTTGCAGTCGATGCACTAGAGCGAGTATTGCTGTCATCAAAAGTAAATGAGTTAGGTGTTATTAGTTGTTCTAGTGATGAATAGAATTTTGTTAATTCAGTAGATGTTAGGTCTTGATATTTCGCAATGGTATCAAGTATATTTAAACTAACTCTAAAGACCCCATCGGTAAGAGGATCACCATTTGCAGATGAATCAAATATAGCGGTCATTTGTACAAATTCAGGCGATGAGATAAGTTGTGTTGCTTGGTTAAGAACAACAATATCACCAGAACTCGATTCAATCGGATTAACGCCATCGGCACTGTATGTTATAATACCATTACCTGCAAGTTGTACTTCCCCTGCTAAATAAAAACCAGCAGGATGTACAAATCTTTTATATAGCGATTGATAATCAGAAACAGCTAATCCCGATTTAACCAAAATAGAAAAAATCTGATATGTCGCATTATCCAATACCCTATTTTGGTATTCATATCCTATTCGCCCTTGTTTTCCAGAAGGATCTGTACCACCAACATACAATAAATTATCCTTAGGGTATTGTATCTCTGTCTCTTCCCCGTAAAATCCCCTAAAAAATCCTTCTGCAGTTACAAGGGAGCCTTTTGATTTATAAAAAAGAGGAAGAAGTTTAGCCATCAATCTAGGATTCTGGAAAAAAGATGATGACTGTAATCCGTCTCCTATTTCTTTAATAAGCTCATCTAAATAATGTATATCTGATTGTGATATGTCTCTTGATTGAAAGAGATGAGCTATTTCATTGTGGAATGCGTGCTTCGTATCTTCTTCCATATGTTGATAATATAGATTTAAAAGACTTGTCAAAGATCCAGAATCGACACCATATTCTGATTGAAAATATTCTGGGAGAAGCTCAGTTACAGCTGGTATATCAAGTCGAAGTTTTCTTCTATTTAAATCATCTCGAGAATGTGCCATTTTTAATATCCACTAGTTGAGATCGAAGCAGCAGTTTCTTGTGTATCCAAAATTGCCGATGCAGCCGAAACACTAGTATCGTAAGAAAGTATATAACCTCTTAAGGGCCGAATTGTACTTTGATTCGCCGGCCTAACAGTAATTTTAATTTCTGTACCACTAATTGCTGATACATTAAAACCTATTAAGCTTACTGTTCCTGTGTCTGAATCGAATGTCCCGATGTTATCTACTATTACTGTACTGTTTGTATCATTTACGATTTGTACAATATTTGTAGTGAGTTTACATTCTAGCTTGGCTGATACACCATTATAGGTGAAAGGTGTGCTATGAACAGTATGTAACACATCATCGGGAGCTGCAATTTTTTGAGGAAAGGCAATTGTGTAATCTGCTGAGGTATTTAAGGTTGGAGTAAAACGTTGTTGCATCCTAATATCCATCTTAGAGTTAAGGATAGCAGGCGATAACGCATCAATATCTGTTAGCAAATTTGATCTTCTAAACGTAGTGCCAAAAGTATTTAAATTATCATTAAAAAACGATTGTATAGTATTTTCAATTAGGGTTTCTGTAGCTTGTGAGGTTAAGTTAGTTTGATCTGGATCAAAATTGAAAGTTGTTGTTATTTGTAGATAAGCAGTAATAGGATCACTGTAGACTGTATCAATAGACATAATAGCAAGATTATCGGTTAAATTGGATATAATATTTGCTTTAGTTTCTGTCTTTACTGAATCTGTTGTGCCATCTTTAAATTTTAGACTCACATACACACGACCATAAACTGCAGGAATGTTATCATTACCACCCCATGCAGCCACATCATCAAGCACGGATGAATAGTTTTCTAGGATAATTGCTTTATAATCTTCTGCAGTTACCATCCTTTGTTGGGTAGCAAATCCTACTGGCGCATTTACTTTTATTGAATCTAATGATTCCTTTTCTGCACCACCTGAAGATTCTGATACCTTTGTTGCGGTAATTGTATAATCGCCAGTAATTGCACTATCGAAATTTATTGCACTTGTTGAAAATGTAGTAGCGCCGTTTGCTGCTGCACCAAGCGATGAAAGGTATTTCACTTCTATTTTATTACCAGCTGACGGGGCTTTACCAAGTATTGTACCATCGCTAAATGTTAGTTCATAATATCCGTTTGGAACTTCACGCACGATGTAAACAGTAGAAGTCGTATTAATACGAACAGAATTATTTACATTGGTGTATGTATCAAAAGAGGATGATGTAGTCGTATCAAATACGTTTACTGAAAGTGTTGTTGTATCGACATTTTCATCTGGTATAACATAAACTTGATCATCAGTCGTTTCTCCAACTAAGAACGTTTTAGTTTTTTCTGTTCCTTCTTTAATTGGTATCGATGTAGATCCTGCAGAGGTTGTAAAAGAGAAATTACCCGATCCATCATTGATCGCTGTGTAAACCTCTGTTGTCCTGAATGAATATGTTGTACCGTCTACATCCGCTGTGAATGAAGAGAATTTAGGAAGGGTGATGACCGAAGTAGAAGTATCTGTACTTGCAATGGATAATGTAATTGTTGCGCTTGATCCTGTTTTTGATCTTGGATAATAACCTAAATTCTCTGCATGTGATACAACAGAAGAACGTAATTGTGCTGAATTAAGAAATGATTCATTGATGCCAAAATTTGCTATCAATCCATTTAAATGTGTATTATAAGCAAGTACATCAAGTATATTCGATAAACCACTCGCTTCGAAATTGTAATCATTAAATTCTGATTTCGATTGTAGATAAGTTTTCAGACTAGATTTAATTGTATCAAAATCTAAATCAGAACTATTAATTGTAGTTGTCGTTGTCATTATCTTAACCTTGTAAGTGATAGTGAAATTTGTTCGATTGTTGATGTACTTAAAACTTGAAATTTGATTGTGACATTCACGGAATTAAAGTCTGGAGATAATACTGGATCTATTTTCAATACTCTTGCTCTTGGTTCGTTTGCAGCAAGTGTTGTTATAATTGCATCTTCTATTTCATATTCATCAAATTCTGTATCAAGAGAAAAAAGAAATTTATTTAAGTCACCGCCGAAATTTGGATTAAAAGGTTTTTCTGTTCGATTTGTTAATAATATATTTTTAATTGCCTGTTTGACTGAGGCTGCATCAGTCTTCTTAAAAATATCACCAGTGTTTTCTTTTGAAAAGATAAATCAATATCCGTATAGGTTCTTGACTGAGATGTAACTATAGACTTAGTTGCTAAGTTTCCATCTTCTACTGAATAAGCTCTTGTAGGCATTATGCTATCGCCGTTATTTTAAGTACTGGTATTTTGAAAGTATCAAATGCATCATTATATTTTTGATCATGCACACTTACATCATAACTGGTACTAGCGTCTCTAAATTGGATTTTTAAAGTCTTTAAAGATGACCATGTTGCAAAATCCCCTAGTGTTGCATCATCTGATCCGCCAATCCTCATGACATGAATAAAATGTGTTTGTAGAGTACTCTCCTCTGCTGTAAGGCCTATTCTAGATTTATCTACATCAACGTCGTCAATTAACATTTTATAATATCCCCGGCCATTCGCATCGATAGAAGCCTGCTGAAAATCAAATTCATATATTATTGTTTTCGTACCAGTAGGTGGTTTATAAGCTATCGTACTACCAGGAACATCTACGAAAGAAGTAGTAGCAGCTAATTCGGCTGTAACATTTTCTAAAGCATAAGTGCCAGAAGCAACAGTAATTGATCTGCCATCACAAAGTCCAACAAGTGTTTCTAGAATAGTCCCTGATGCTGGAGAGGCAGGTAATCCTGTTTGTGCTGTCACATCATCGTACGACAAAGTTCCAGTTACGGATAAATTTTTAACTGATAAAGTATCAGCATTGATTGTACTCATTTAAAACTCCTTGCCATTATTTATAATCTTTTTCATTGCTTTATTTCCATGATTTCTAAAGTAGATACCCCAATTTCATAAGAACTAGCTTGTACACTACCACCACTGGTATTTGCCGTTCTATTAAGTCTAAATGTTGTATTTGTATTATCAGTGGTACATGTTAAAATAATGCAATATCCTTTTCTCGATGTAGTTCCAGGTTTATCATAATAAACAAAATTAGAATGTCTAGGAGTGCTATT